AAAAATTGCTTATTCAATACCCATTTTTGAGCCATATTAGTTATGGAGACAAAGAATATATAGGTATTATACAAAATCGTGACTCTCATTGTACGAGTTTTTACGACTATGAACGCATAAAAGACTTAGAATTAAAAAAGCATTTTCTACAACTTGCAGAAACATGGTGGTGGGAATCAAATAGAATGATACCAATTAACATATTCCTTAAACAAGACTGGGCACCTTTTAGACAATATCTAACTACGTTTATTAGCAAGGATTGTAATATTCTCGCCGGTCCACAAGTAAGTTTAACTGACTTATCTAAAAAACGAACTAAACGCCGAAGTATTCAATTAGTCAAAAAAACTAATTAACCTTTATCAGGCTCCTCACTTAAATCATTTGTTTTGTCACCAACCTCTGGATTCAGTTTAGGATTAAACTTATCTGCATCAGGCAACTGGTCAATTTTCTCTGTTATATTTGGCCACAATTCAGACATTCTAGTATTAATGTCTAACCATTTTTCTTTATCCTCAGGATCAAAATCCGTATCTGCTCTAATGGCACCTGCTGGACATTCTGGTTCACAAACTCCACAGTCAATACATTCATCTGGATTAATTGCTATAGAGTTTTCACCAATATAAAAACAATCTACTGGACAAACTGATACACAATCTGTATACCTACATTTAATACATTTATCATCTACAAGATATGTCACTTATACTCCTCGCACAATAAGTTAATATGTACAGCCACTAAATGTGCATATGCGACTGCGTGTGCTTTCTTAAAATAATAAGCACCATCTTCAGGTTTATTCCAAACATCTTCAGAAACTTCTTTCCAAGTTTTACCTTGTAATTTTGCTTTGCCAGGTCTTATGATACTTAACAACATTGCCATTCGAGGTATACTATCAGGTTTCATTTTACATATTAAATCATAATAGTTACCTATATGAATAACTTGTTCACAAAACTCTCTGCTCTTCCAAAGTAATTCCCACAATGGTTCTCTTTTTATTAAACTATCTAAATGTGCTTCATCTTTTACTTTTTGATATACTGCAACATTAAGTAAATCTAATTTAAAATATCCTCTATCTTCTGCTATTTTATAATCTAGTGTACTCATGTTTGTACTTGGATCTACAGGAATCTTTGTATAGTAAACTCCAGTATTATGCTTTTTAACGACCCCGTGCTCGTTCATAGAAGCCGCTACACCGGGCATGACATCTAATACACGTTCTCTGTCTGCAAAGTCTATATCTACGTCTGGTAATCTATGGCTCATAATTTTGCTTCTTTTAATGCATCTTTAACTATCGTAGTTTCTACATGATACTTAATAAAGTTTTTTCTCCAAAAGTCTGGATCAATATAACTATAAATTATCGATAGTTGTTCTTGGTTTAATTTAGATAGTAAGTTTTGTCCTGTTTCACAATTAAAAATAATCCAAGGACTGAGTCTACCATTAACAATATGACTACAAATTTTATTTGGGTTCGCCGCAAAGAAGTATGTATGTAAATGTACACCATGTTCATCTGCCCAAGATTCCATAGTTTTCAAACTTCTTGTTAATGCATCTTGCCAAGTTTCAGTTCTTAAGTGTGCTTCTAAATATGCTTGATAGTGTTTATCTTGACACCATTGATCTAATTTAATATTATTCTTAATAACATATGTAATAAAAGCATTAGTATTAATACAACTAATATTAACCATATGTTTACCAAATTTTACAAATGCATTGTAATACTGACTGTTAACAAAATCACCATAGGTCTTTTTTGCACCATCTCCACCTTGTGTCATTTCATAAAATTTTAAATAGGATTGTAAACCTAATTGTACACCTTTATCTTTTTCTTGTTGCCAACGACGCTTTTGTTCGCAAACATGGGTAGATAAAGTTTTTTCTCTACTAAATCCTCTTTCACAATATTTACATACAAACGGTTTGTCACTTGGTTTGTAGTTCTCTCTTGTTTGTTTTGCTATAGCCATTAATGTTATCACAGTCTTAAATTCTTTTCATGGTATTGTTTAATACTTTCTTTCCAACCTTTAAAGATTGTTCTCTTAACGAAAATATCATTATAATCAAATAATAATAGATTGTCAATCTTTTTAGAAACTTTTTCCACTACTTCATTATAGTTATCCAAGTGTCGTTGTTTAACTTTCTTTTTACTTTTTCCACCATAACTTTTAATATCTTTAATATCTGTAACATATTGTAATGTTTCTAAATCACTTATTGTAATAGCCCATGCTTCTTTGCACTTAAATTCGTAATTGTCTAAATAAAAATCATTTGGACTATGACAACTTATTAAATCAGAACTTTCAACAATATGTATATCATTCATATTATCAATTTGTGCTACACTAGGTAACGGTGTACTATCATATAAATTGTTATGTATTTCACAAGGAACATTTTTTATATCTCCCCATGTAAACAAAGACTGAAGAAAGTTGCCTCCTGAACCTGGATACCAAAGTAAGAATAATTTACAATCTATCATAGCATCTCTTTTATCTGTTTATCGTCATAACCTAAACTAATTAAGTATTTTTTTACATCTGCTTTTGTATTCATACTTGCCATTAGTTCTAGTTCATCTTCTTTTGCAAAAGGATATAATGTTTTTAAAGTTTTTAGTATTTTATTGTTTACTGCATTTTTCTTTTTACCACCTGGAATCCATTCATGAAAAGCAGTACCCATACCTGGACTAGCAGTTGTTAATAATAACCATTGAAGTTTTGGGTGTTTAGTTAAATCAAAAAAGTTTGTGTTTACTCGTTTGTTAGTAGCAATTAGCCACCACTCTTGTAATGCTTGAGCACCTTTGACACTACTTGCATATCTGTTCATAAGAAAGGCACTAAAAGCCTTCTTTTCCTCGTCGCTTAACGTATCGTAGAAGTCTTTCTGCTTACGATCCATTGCTCCAAGTACTCTGTTAAGTGGTAATTTATTTGCCATACTGTATTATAACACCTTTATAAATATTCTGCAAATGTAATTTCAAATAAATTTGCATCGTCAATACTTTCAAACTTTATATGATACCATCTATTATTTTCGGTATCCCAGTCAATTTTAATACTGACTCCCTTGTCTACTAATTGTCTATCATTGAAGAAGTTTACAACATTCTCAATTAATGGTCTTTGAGTATTAAGCCAATGCACCTCATCTTGAGCATTAAGTTTCAAACTATACTCGTGTGCATTTTTCTTAATAACTAATTTACCATATTTTTGAGACATCTACTACTTCCGAAGTTCGACTTATATCTTCTACAAAATATGCACAAGGAGGATTTTCTCCTTCACATAATGGCACTGCTAATAAATGCCCTGGTTTAAGTTTAGGAAAAAACCATTTTACTTCATTATATACATCTACAATTTCTACCGGAAAAAACTCTGGTCTAAAATCGCCACGTGGATTGAAAGTAAAAGCATTGAATCCTCTATCATTTAAACTTGTTAATGGAACAACTTCTAAGTCGCCTACTTCCGCTTCACCTATTAGTAATTGCCAATCTCTTGGCATTCTAATTGTATGTTTTCCTATCTTCAGAACTAATGCTGGTGCATTAAAACTTTGAAGGAAAATTAACGGAATAAAAAAGTAGTCTGGTTCTTTTGGGTTACTATTATCCAAAACTCCAAAACGTAAATCTTCTACTTCTTCAGGCAAGTCATTCATTACAAAAGTTTTGTTTTCTAATGTAAGAATCTGCATTAATATACCTCTTTAATTTTATCTGCTATACCATATTTAACTGCTTCTTTGGCAGAAAGCCAAACATCTTTTGCTGGTAATAGCACTTCTCTAATTTTCTTTTCTGACATACCTGTACATTTTTTATAATGTTCAACCATACGTTCACTTGATAGTTCAAACTCTCTAACACGAGCAAATAGTTCATGTTCTTTTCCGCCTGATCCCCAACTATATTGATGTGATAAAATACTTGTATTTGGTGTTAGGATACGTTTTCCTTTTGTTCCTGCCATAAATGTAAGTATACCACAACTTGCAATAATTCCTAATCCTACTGTTTTAATTGGAATACCACTTGCTTTCATTGTATCAATAAGAGCAAATGCGGCATGGACATCTCCTCCGGGACTATTAATAATTAATGTTAACTCTTTTGGTCTTTCACTATCAGGTGCCAAATTTTTCTCAACAATCCATTGTACTACAGGCTTTGTGCTTTCCATAGTAAAAGGATCTGCAAAGTAATGAACACCTGCCTCCCACATTAACATTCCTGGTTGTTTAGGAAGTGGTTGTGATGATGGCATTTTTGCTTTATTATCTTTCATGTTTGGATCTCCGTCCTTTAATCCCATTGTGTCTTTTGAACCACAAATGGGTAATTTGCTTCTTTATAGAAGTTTTTTCGTTTAGTTAAATGTCGTTTGGCATACTTACAAGTACTTGTTATATCCCAAATTTTCACAAAATCTTTATCACTTGCTTTTCTAATACCACGCCCAATACTTTGTATAACTCTTACAAAACTTTTACCCGGTTCTATTAATACAAGATTAAAAATTCTTGGTATATTAATACCTACTGCCGCAACACCATATGTTGCTACAATAATTTTATTATCTACATCTGCAATTTCATCATAATGCTCTTTTCTATCTGTTGCTTTAGTGGCACCACTAATGAATACTGCTCTGTCTCCTAATCTTTTTACTATTTCTTTACCCGACTCCACTCTGTCAACTAGAACAAGAGTGTTTCCTTCTTCTCCAATTTTGTTAACTAATGTAGACAAATAATCTAGTCTTTTATCATTTGTTAGCAAATATTTTAATTCACTTTGATAGTTTCCATAATCTCCATGGTCAACCAATTGAACTACGTTAACTTCACAATTCGCAAGTACGCCTTGTTCTTGCAATTCACTTGCACTTTTGCGACCAACTACTTCTCCCAAACTTACCAAAAGACTCATAAATTCAAAATCTTCTTTTGGAATAGTTCCTGTTAATCCCCATCTAATAGGAATAGTAGACATAGGCCCTGTTAATAAAGTTTTTAGTGCTTCTGCTTTTGCCATATGCACTTCGTCTACCATAACACAAACTACGCCTTCAATAAACTCTCCAATAGTTATTGGTGCTACTGAATTTTTTGTATTCTTTAAAAGAATATTTAAACTCTGCCATGTACATATCGTGTGCTTATGTCCAAACTCTTTTCTATCGCCGTAAAACACTCCAACGTCTAGTCCCATATTAATATAGTCTTCTTCAGTTTGAGTTACTAACGACTTATTAGGAACAATTACAATACTTCTTCCGTACTGTTCTACTTTTGTACTTAATGCCGCCGTTATTAGTGTCTTACCTGCACCTGTGGCAATTTCTTGCATACTTTGTGGATTAGATAAAAAGTTATTAATAATATCTACTTGATAGTCACGTAACACAATAGGCTCACCTTCAATTTGATGTCCTTTGGGCCACGTCATATCTGAAAATGCTTCAGCAGTAATTTCATTAAAATCAAATTTAGTTTGATACTCTCTTTGGTCATCTAACTCTATTTGATATTTCATTTCTTCCAATACAGGTATAATCTTTGGAAGAAGGTTTATATATGTACTACCACCTAGTTGAAAGTAACTAACTTTGCCGTCCCATCTTCCTAATCTAACTGCTGGAAGATATCTTGCATAAGGAACTTCATACTTAAACATATTAAGTAATCGGCGTCTAGCATCTAGTTCTAACCCTTTTATAGATACGTTTACTTCATCTTTAATCAGTAATTTTGCTTGTGGCATTTATTTTCCCTAAAGTATAATAACAAACCCAAGCATCATTTACGAACGTTACACCCGTTTGTCCATTAAGAATGTTGAATCCGTATTGTCTAAACTTGCTTATTGAATTTGTACTAATAACAAAATCTGGCTTCCAATCATGTTTTACCTTAGGATTAGAATACCTTTGTATACTATCTATTATAGCAAATTTAGTATCGGAAGTCAATGACTTCTTACAGTTAAAGTGGTGCTGGTTGTTCTTCAACTGCACTGTACAGACGTCTTTGCCCAGTTTAGACACCAGAATTACTAGGTTCTGAG